TCCCATTCTCCTTTACCAACGCCCCACCCGTGTAAATCGTCGGCTCATTCGTAGGTGCTGCCGCCGTCGCATCGTTCCCGTTTCCGCTTTGGTCTTTCCACGTTACCACGGTACACGTTGTTCCCGTGCAGAACGTCGTAATCGCGCTCTCGTCGATGTTGCCTGAACCGTCGAAGCCTATCGTTGTAGTCGTCGAATCCGATGCCCTGCGAATGACCATACAATCCGTAGCCGCGTTTCGAAGTTGCCGCGTTGAGTACGCCGCTTCCGCGCCGCTGCCGTAAGATTGGTCAAGCAAGTACGCCGTTTGGCTCACCTCCTCCCACGTCATTTTGAGGCTAATCGGAACCGTCCCCCCCGTGCGTTCCTTCAGGTAAGCAAGCAAAGCCGCCTTCGCGTTGTTGAATGTCGTATTGTCGGCTATGGCTGTAAACTGCGTCCATGTCCCTGTGTCGGGATCGGCGAAGCCCGCTTCCGAATAGTAGAGCTTTCTTCGGATGTCGTAACCAGCGGCGGGGGTATCGCTCGAAGCACTCTCTGCGAGTCCGTCCCCGTCGGCTTGTGCGGAATAATAGAGTTCCGTGGTCGCTGTCGCTCCTGCTCGTAGCGTCTCCGATTCCGATTGGTATCGGTTGTGATATTGAACATCTATCGAAATATCCGCCCATTCGACGTCGTAATCCGTTCCGCTCGTTTTTACGAGGGCTTGCCCCGTCGTGCCTCCTGCAATGAGAGAGACCTTCGCGTTATTGTTGAGGATGTCGGCTGCTTGTTGAGCCGTGATTCCAACCTTTGCCGTATTCGCGGCTACGTCGGTATTCGCACTTACCCGGGCTTCTGTATAGTAGAGATTTACCGTCCCTTCTGGAAGTGCGTCGGTCGTACTTGGAGGCGGTGAGGGCGTGGGTAAATTGGTATTGTACCAACCAAACGTGGAGGAGTATTGAAGTACGTTTCCCGTTTGTGGAGTCGTAACCGTTACCCCGTCCAAAGTGTTGAGGTCAATGGTTGAGGGTTGCCAAAATCCCCCCGTATATTTCAAGAGATGCCCCTCGACTGGTGTTCCCTTCGTATCGGAAAGAGCGGATAAATCGAGGTCTTGGTTCTTCCATCCTGCGGGCGAACCGGGAAGGGAGAACGCTTGATATCTTAGGATCTGGTTATTCTCGAGCGTAACGAGATAAACGTCCGTCAATTCATCGAGGGATTCCGCCCCGGCTGTATCCAAACTTACAACCCCGTCCCCTTCATCGGTAAGCGTGCCGTTGGTTACCTTAATCGTTCGCACGGAAAGAACGTCGGTCGCCCCGTTTTGGGTAACCATACGAAGGATACCTCTTCGGGCGTAGCTGATTTCGTCGCCGCCTTCAGGCGTTACCCCATCAATTGGAGCGTTACAAGCATCCCACTCGTAAGAGATCGCGACGGACAAATCTAACAGCACGCCCGAGAGTACGTTCTTCGTCTCTTCTTCGAGAGGTGTAGTCGTGGCGTTTACGACCTCGTAATCTTGTGCAAAGAGGAAGATGTTCCCTCCGTTCTTAATGTCGGCGATAATATCCTCCGCGCATTGTTCAGCGTCCGAAACGACTTCCTTTTGACGAATGACTTTCCCGTCTTTATCGGCGGGAGCATCGAGGATATATACCTCGAGGTTGTAGGTCTTCGTCCCGGCGTCGTATGTCGCCCCCGTATATACGAGGTGCATAAGCGGAAACGAGGTGAATTTCGAGAGGTCTACATCATCGGGAGAACCGAAGGAAAAGGTCTTAATGAAGAAGTGATTCTCCGCGAAAATCTCGAAGCGTTCTACTATGTTATTGAACGTGATCATGTGCGAGTTTATCTTTTAAATACGCGAGGTGTTGAAATACGACTTGAACGGGAAGCGAAGTAACCGAGTCCATCTTGAGGAGGTCTTCCCCTGCGAGGGCGTAGAGGACGTGATACCATCCCCATTTTTCGCCGACCGGATCGCTTCCGCCGCTACCTCCAGTAAAGAGGACTTCATATCGTGTAACAGTTTGTTTCTGGTAGTCCAAAAAAAAAGCAGCGTACCCGATACGAGGTCAGCGGGCATCTCTTCAAAGATAGAAGCGTCTTCTTTGGCGGTGTACTTCTTGATTTCGTACTTGTCTCCGATTTCGTACGTTACTTCTCGAAAGAGTACGCTCATAACCTTGTGGGCGTTCTTCCAGAAATCTTCGAGGTACGTTTCGAGGTCGATCCATTCACCCGCGGTGAAGGCGTCCCAATCGGGAATGAAGCCGAATCGTTTTCCGTCCATCTGAACGACTTTCTCAAAGCGTGCCGTCTCTTGGTTCATTAAACCGTTTAGATGCTCTGTAGCGGCTTCTATGAGCTTCTGAGGCAGCGTGCGCAATTGGTCAACGCTTTTCCCTGTGCAAACGGAAATCCGTTCGAGTGGGTTTTCGCTGGTCATAATAACCTGAAGCTCTGCGAGCGTGAGGTCTGACCATTTATGCGGGAGGCGTAGTTCCATTGTCTTATTAACTAAAGTTCGTGGGTTTCCTTACAAAAGCGGTTTGCGTGAATCGTGCGTGGATTTTGCGTGTTTACGGGTCGCCCGAAAGTTAGGGCAAAAAAAAAGCCCCTCGCGGGGCTGCTGATGTTGCTTCTTGCTTATGGCTGAACTTGCAATGTCTTAACCGTAAATCGAAGAGGCTCACCATAAAAACCGATCCCGCGCGTTTGCTTACCAATTTTTACTTCATATCCTGATTCGTTTTTTGTAACTCGGTATGAAGTGCGACCAATTTTGCAATCTTGTCCGACGTAACCACCTTCAATGATGCGCTTGATGCTCTTCTTTTCGTTTGCTGTGATGTCGTGTGAGTAGGTCATTTGTTCCGTTTGTTTCGTTTGATGTCTCAAAGATAAGAAACTTTTTTTCTTTTCTCCAAATTTATTTGAACTTTTTTTTACCCGATAGCGTATGAACCAAAGTTCGGGTTCGTTTGGTTGAAGGTAATCGCGTAGCGCATCGCGTCGATAGCGTGGTTAAACTCGTCGACGGGTTCATTCAACTGTTTGCCGTTCTTATCCTCCTTCCATTTGTAGTTGCGGAGTTCTTTGATAAGGTTCACGCTCCGAGACGTGACAAGAAGCGGTCTCGAGTGGAGGAATTGGATTCCATTCTTAACCGAATCTCTTCCCTTTCTTGCTCCGTGAGTATTGAATCCGTGGCCGTGTATCTCGTCGATGCTCTTGGGCTCAGCGCTGTCACAGATGATAACATCCGATCTATGGACTCCAGAATCTCGGAGGACTTTTGATATATCGCTATTAGTGAGGCGCGATGCGTAGCATATTTCATCGACGGCGAATCCGTGGCCGTCGGTGTAGGTTCGGACGATGGCCGTCGGGTCGTTGGTGTATCCGAAATCAATTCCATAGTGAAGGGGTTTAAATTCGTTCGGTATTTGGTCTACTTCTTTCCAATGCGTGAAGATAGTCGCCCGGGATGCTCCTCTCTCTCCGAGGCCGTACACCCTCCAGAAGTTTTCGTCCGCTTCTCGGAATCGCTCAATTTCCACGAGAACACTCTGCGGTAAGAAGGGGTTGTCCTTGTACGTCGTTTGGAAGAAGTCCGCGTCTTCTCTTGGGATAACTTCGTCATAGATCCAGTGGAATTCGTCTGAAGGGTTGTAGTCGATTATGGTTCTCCCGGTCGTTCTGAGGAGGAGTTGCCGCCAATCTTCGAGGCTTATTTCGTTGGCTTCATTGACGAAGAGAACGTCCCGCTTCCTTCCCCGTACCTTTTGCGGCTGGTCGATGGAAATAAATTCGACGAGGTTTCCGTCGAGGTGGTAAGTAGCGTCCGACTTGTTATGGAGGTCGGGGTTATAAATCTCTTCCCGGTTGAGTATCTCAAAGAAGTCCCGCATCGCAGTCGCTCGAAGGGCAGGGAACGTCTTCCTGCATATGGTAATTACGAGGCCGGTATTCTTGTAACAAAGCTCGATTAAAGCCGTGAGGATGGAGTACGTTTTCCCTGATCGCGTTCCGCCTTGGTGGACTTGAATCTTCGCCTTTGAATTCCTGACGTGGTAATATGTGGCGGGGAGTTTCACCGGGTACAAGGTATAAAAAAAGCCCCTTTCGGGGCTTCTGTTGGTTTAGAAGGCTGCAACCAATCGAGTCTTAGAAAATCGGCGATTGTACTCTCGTCCGCTTTTGTCTGCAATCTCAGTAACCCAAACCGACTTTGAAGTTTCTTTTGTGATTTCTTTTACTGTTGAGGTCTCGCCGAAGTTCCATACCATCTGCATTCCTTTCTTGAGTTCGCCGGCGGGGATTGCGTTAACTCGTCCGATGTGCTGGAGTTGGATTGTGTTGTTCATGGCTGTTTGTTTTTCCGTTTGTTTGATGTCTCAAAGATACAGCTATTTTTCCATTCTCCAAAAAAAAATTCACTTTTCTGCAAATTATTTTTCATCTAACCATGAAAGCGGCTTCTTCTCTTGGACTTCAATCTCTTGCCGTTCGATATATCCGCGTTTCTTGCCTCGGGTCTTGAGCATGAAAATGGTTGCTGCCGGGTTGCCTTCCTTCACGAGTTTATAGAGGTGGGATTCTGCGAAGTCGAGCACGCTTTCTTCAATCGCGTGAACGGCTTTCTTGTATTCCTCGTCCGCCTTCATCCATGCGTAGTGAGTGGAGCGGTCGATACTTGCCATTTTCGCGGCGGTCGATACGATACCTAACGACTTCTCGAGAGCTTCGAGCATCGCTTCTTTTTTGGTGTTGGATGTGTTGGTCTTTACTGCTTCCATCGTTTAAATTGTTTGCGTCAATTGGGCTTCTTTTTCTACATCCATGACTGGAATTGCTGTAAAATTCTTTGTTATTTGTCTATGATCACCTTTATAAAAGACTAAAACATTTTGATGAGTTTTACATACTTTTCTTCCTCCTTGAAAAATTCGGGACGCTCTCATTGCCGCCGATCCTGCCGGCTCTAATAATATCATTTCGTTATATAAGAATGCTCCGCCGTCTTCAAACGCTTCGATAGTCCTACGTATAAAGTTTTTATAAAAACCTGTTTTTTTATCTCTTACGTCTCCAATAACAAAACAAGCAAAACGATTTTTTTTGAGATGTTTCAAACTTTCAACAATAATCTGTCGATATTGATCATTAAAATCATCCCAACTCAAGTTTGACAAATCTAGTGGGTCGTTTGAGTATTTTTCTAGGTCAAAGTATGGTGGGCACGAAAACAAGAAGTCGAATGAACCTTTTACTAGATTGCCAATGTTTAAACTATTGCCTAAAATCCATTGAGGTTCAACATCTGACGCATCTTTAATGTGCGTGAATTGTTTTTCATTTTCTAAAATTTGTTCTGGTCGCAAATCCACTCCAACATATGGGTAGCCCAATTTGGACGCAACTATTCCTCTGACCGATCCTCCCGCAAATGGGTCTAAAATCGAGCCATTTGGAATATTGAACCACTTGTAAGCAATCTCACAAAGAACTGGGTCAAATATGGAAGTTCCTGTGTTTTTTAGACTTGAGTTTAAAATTGTGTCCGAATACTGAAGTAAGTTATTTTCGCGTCCTAGCTGGCTTTGAAAACCAATTTCATTCCATTCTTTTTTACGCTTTTGCCAATATCCTTGTCGAGTGTCTAATACGCTAAATGGTGGTGCTAAAAATGTGTCCGCTAATTTTTTGGGCTTGCTTAGATTATCAATTTCTTCCGCGTTGGTTGCATCTTCGGGTTGCCAAACGTCAAGCCCCCATTCTTCGAGTTCTGCCGCGTCCCATTCGTTAGCGAGTATGTCCCAATCCCATTCCCCATAACCGACGTTGTCCTTAATGATGAACGCCTTCGCTTTGCTCTCTTCCCACGAAGCAACGTAGACGGGTGCTTCGATAAGTCCTGCGGCTTTGCACGCTTTATACCGCATATTTCCTCCAATGATTATCCCCTCCGGGTTGACTACGATCGGACGCGCTTCGAGCATCTCGGGGAATTCCTGAATACTTCGAACGAGTTTCTGGAAGTTCTCGTCTTTAATTAATCGAGGGTTCTTCGGGTTCTCCCGGATCTCCGAGAGCTTCATGAGCTTGGACGATGACGGCTTCAAGGGTGTGGAGGAATTCTGCATTATTAACGGCTAACGTGAGGAGGAGGGTTGCGGGGTCTTCTCCGATGTGTAATCGGATAACTTGACTATTTTCCGTGATGAGGAGATAGTTCTTCGCATGGAGGAGGGCTTTTCGTGCGGATCTCAT